GGCCCCGGCAGCGATGACATGGTGAGCACCCGGTGCTCCTCGCACCACACCGAGGGGAGCACCTTGCGGCGCAGTCTGAGCATTTTACGCGGGCCGAACGCTAACCGGAACCGCAAAACATTGCCAGGCTCGATTCCCGGTATGAAGCCGGTTGGCAGGTCGGCGGCTGCGTTGTTAAGCGCTGGCTGCAATAGACACCACTTCGAGCTCTTCCTGGCGCCCTATCTCGTCAAGCTCGGCCAGGATATATTCTGTCAAAATGTCGGCGAGTGCTTGCTGGCCCTTTTTGACACCAACTTCCAGTATTTCGGCAGACCTAATTTGCGCCATGTGGAGCAGTTTGTGCTTAATTACAGCAATAACCCCTGCAATTTTCTGGTCGCTTTCGATTGCAGGTACTAAATCCCCCTGTTTTTCAGCTATTTCTATTTGCATCCGCTGTATTTTTGTCTGCAGCAGCTTGTACTCGGCCTCGCTGCGCTTCATGGCGATGCGGTCGAGGTGGCCGCCGGAGACCTCGGCCACCCGCTTGAGCCGCGCCCGCTTGGCGTATTTTTCGACTTCCTCGATCGTGACCGTGCCGCCCGATAAAAGCCCGTCCTTGACGTCATCGTACACCTTCTGCCGTCCGACCTTCCACCCGGCCCGGCGCAGGTATTTGGCGACTTCATGCGTGTTTTTGAAAATTTCGGGCGTTTCGGTCACCGCGCAGCCTCGCCCGAAACGATGTTGCCGCCGTTGATGATCTCCGCTCCGTGGTGCAGCAGGTACTCCAGCACCTCGCAGTCCTGAAAAACCAGATGGCTGATGCGCTTGGCCGTGTCCCAGTTTTTGGCCTTCCAGTTTTGGTTCTCGCGGATGTGCACGCGCGATCCGTCCGGCGCCACGCGGATCTCGACCGGATGCCTGCGCAGCAGTCCGGCGAGCTCCTCCAGGGCTGAAATCGTCGGCGCAGCGGCCCCAGTCTGCCCGCCCTGCACCGTGACGGCCTGCTCGTCGGCGGTATGCGCACTTCCGCCTTCGGTCGTCGCCGCCTTGCCATCGTCTGCTTCAGCCTTCAGCCTTCCGCCTTCAGCCTTCACCCCGCACTCCGCCGCCCGCCCGGTGACTAACCCTCTCGGGGATGGTCCCAAAACAAACCCCCTCGGCAGGCCGGCCTCGATCCACTGGCGGATGTCCACCCCGGCCGCAAACGCCTCGCCGGGGTCCTTGCCGATCGGGACCGGCCAGCGCTTGGATCTCGGCAGCGCGTCCCGCCACCAGCGCATGGCCTCGGCGCCCGCGCGATCCGCGTCGAGCGCCACCAGCACGACGGCGCAATCGGCCAGCGCCGCCTGCAGCTCGCGCCCGGGCTTGGCGGTGCACGACCCGAGCGCCACCACCGCGGCCAGGTCGGACGCGATCCCGGCCAGCATGACGGCGTCGAGCTCGCTCTCGACGATCACAGCCGACCGCGCCGGCAGGCCGTGCGCCATGCAGACCATCGAGGACCCCGGCAGAACGTAGTAGCGCGGCTCGCGCTCCGACCAGCGGCGGATGCGGATGCGGACTATATTGCCGTCTGGCAATATCATCGGGATCACCAGGCCGGACGGAATCCACAATTTTTTGGGCGTGCCGTCGTCCTTGAGCTGCTCCGGCAGGCCCCACAGCGATCTGGCGCGGAAGCGGTCCTCCGAAAGCCACCCCAAACGCATCCCGTAGGCCGTTTTCTTGCTGATTCCGCGCTTTTTGAGCCACTTGAGCGCGAAATCGTTGTATTTAAGCTCGAACTCGGCGTTCTCGACGAGCTTGGCGGCCTTTTCAGTCCAGGTGTCCGACTGCGGCAGGGGCTGTACGTCATTTTTAGCGGTTTCGGCCGGTTTTGACGTACACGCCGAGGCGCCCGGTGGCCGCGGCGTGCTGTAATCGTCCTTCTCGCGCCCGGGGGCCGCCATGCCGAGCGCCTGGAACGCCTCCGCATAGCTCTTGCCGTCGAAATCCACCAAAAACTGCACCACGTCGCCCGATCTGCCGCAAGACCGGCACCAATAGATCCCGATCCGCTCGCTGCGCTTGCTGTCCGTCTTCTCCGGCCAGACGTGGAAGCGGTCGCGGCCGCCGCAGCCCGGGCAAGGACCGGTCCACTCGCCGCCATGGGTGGCCGCGGTGCGCTTGAGCTGCGTTTTTTGGGTCGCCAGGGTCAAAATGTCCATTTTTAAGCCTCTTTTTGTCTGGACGGTTGGACCTTATTTCTCTTATTACAAGGTAAAATATATTTTATTATTTATATTGTGTGGCTATATGGGATAACGCATTTATGGTCCAAACCGTCCAAAGTCCTGTCCTATGCGCTAATCGAAGGCCATCTGGCCGTGGTCGGGCTCGTCGATGACCTCCTCGCAGTTCAAACCGTAATAAATATAGGTCCCGTGCTTCTCGCGCTTGAACCGCTTGGACAGCATCTGGCCGAAGGCCCTCTGGCTGGGCGTCTTTTTGCGGTTTTTGTTGATGCGCAGCACGTACCAGTCCGAAAAATTCTCGTAGAGCTTGCTGGCCGGCGCCTCGCTGTACGGGTCGAGCACGCAGCGCTCATCGATCCAGTCCTGCAGGTAGTCCTCGTCCGCGCGGTAGCGCTGGGTGGCCTCCTTGACGACCGGGGGCGGGTCGAGGCCGACGCGGCGCCACTCCAAGCACCCGCGCACCAGCCAGGCCAGAATGCCGCTCGCCTCCTCCTTGAGCTTGTCAAACAGGTCAAGGTCCGCGCGGCGCTCGAAATCGCGCGCCGGCTCGCGTTTGACGAAGGACAGGCGGAACGGCACCACGCAAACGCGCTCCCAGAAGGCATAGTCGTTGGCCGAGGCGTGCGGCAGGTCGTTGGTGAGCAGGAACAGTTTGTGGGTCGGCATGAACGTGCAGGGGTATTTGTCGTTCGGCCAGCGTCCGGTGAGCTGATCGTTGCCGGTGAGCCACTTGACGCGGCCCATGGAGAAGCGGCGGTTCTCGTCCGCCTCGGCAGCGACGGCGATCCGCACGCCCTTGAGCGCCATGATGTCCGGCGACGGCGCCGCGGCGCTGCGACTGCGGCCCTGGTCGAGCAGCATCTCCACGGGCACCGGCGAGACGATCTCGCCCAGGACGTGTGCGAGCACGTCGAAAATGAGGCTTTTGCCGTTGCGGCCGATGCCCTGGAATATCGGCAGCACGTGCTCGGTGGTGAGCCCGGTGATCGAGTAGCCCAGCAGGCGGTACAGGAAGCCGATGACGTCCTCGCGGCTTTCAAATATCTCCGAGATGGTGCGCTCCCATAGCGGCGCCGGGCAGTCGATTCCGCGCCATTCGGTCGGGGCGGCCTTGAGCACCATATCCGCCGGGCTGGCCGGCACGGCCTCGCCGAGCTCCAGGTCGATCACGGCATTCTTGCAGGCGAGCAGCAGCCGGTTCGTGTCGAAAACATCGCCCCGGGTGACCATCGGGTCGTCCGGGCCGGTCGCGGCGAACTTGAGGCAGTTTTTGCGGCCGCGGTCCGAACGCAGGCGGCTGGCCCGCTTGATCACCTTCGCCTGGATCTTTTTCAGGTGCGATACCTTGTCCTTGTCGGCCGCGTGCAGCTTTAGCTTCGATCCGATCATCGGCAGCATGCTCAGGTACTCGGTCGGGACCAGCTCGACAGATCCCAGGCAGCGCTCCTCGACGTCCGGCTCCCAGTGCTGCCCGGTCCAGCGCATCCACTGCTGGCTGGAGGCGTTGAAAATGTATTTGTCCCTATTTAGCGTCCGGTACATCACCCCGTCGCCGAGCTCGTTGGCGTCCAGGCATTGTTTTTTGAACCGGTAGGTGAGCGGCCGGTGTCCGTTGCCGTTGCCGCCGGCCTTGCCGTCCGCTGCCAGCTCGGCCGCCTCGGCCTGAGCCCTGGCCTCGACCGCCGCACGCATCTGCTCGATGGTCATTTCGCCCGGATCCGGCACCGCTGGCTCTTTATTGTCGTCTGACATTAAGGTTCCGTTTTTCCGTTCCTAAATATTTTTTTATCGCGCCCGCGAATCGAGGTCGTTTAAAC